GTCAAAACAAAATCCTTTTCAGGGATCAAAAACATTTCTTGAATAGGATCGGACAATCCCAAAATATCTTCATGTGTCATATTTTCAACAGAGTATTCATCATCAATGAACCAAGGAATGAAGATCGCAGTATAGGGCGTTTTTCCTGCTTTTGTCCTTTCCCAAAGATCCTTGAAATCGCCAGATCCGTTTGCAGTCGTTTCACAATTTATCTCGCCGTATTCTGCCGCTTCAGAAATGCCATTCAGGATCTTCATCATATCAGGATAAAAAGAAATCTCTGACAAGTGGGCTCTATCTATTGTGTCGCCTCTGCCGAACGCTCTCTGCCCGGCCGTGCCAATGTAATAATAAGATCCCCGTTTTGGAAAAGAAATCTCTGATTTGTTTTCAATAGCAACTACCGGCTTGATTGTCATGTGATCAATAAAAAACTTTACACGCCTAAACAATCTTTGCGTTGACTCTTTCTCATGTGAAATGACAACAGCGTTTGTCGGTTTTTCAATGCAGTCAAGTAATTGATCGCCGTCAATCCAAGTCGTCATGCCCTTCTGCCTTGGCTTCAAAATCAAGTTTTTCCTTCTTCGCAAACTTTGATAATAAAGCTGTGCAGAATTAGCTTTTAACCTGATTGTCTGCCCCCTTTTGTTCTTGATCCAAAGAAGGCTCTCCATTAACTGCACCCTGTTCAGGTTTTGCAACATTGTTTTCTTCTGCTAATTTTTCTTCAACTTTTTCATCTGGCTTTTCTTCTTTCTTAGCTTCGTCAAACAGATCTTCAAGCGTCCTCTGATCCTTAATAAAGTTTTCAATCTTCTGTCTGTATTTCGGGCTGACCCTTGAAAGATGAAACAGAACAGCTTTAAGGTTGCCCCCAACAATCTTTTGTTTCAGTTTATCCTCACTGTAATCAATAAGTTGTTCATTAACCTTTTCAACCGCTGTCTTAAAATCAGGATCATTTTCAATCCAGTCGTAATAAGTCGTCCTGCTCATTGAAGTCTTTTGACAAGCCGCTGTGATTATTCCCATTGACGCAGAAAAGGCTTCCAAAAAAGCTTTCTTATTCCGTGTCGTCCTTTCCTGTTCTTCTCGTTCAGCTTTTTTTTTGGCTTCCTCTTCTCTCTGCCGTATCAGTTCAGGATTTTCTATGCTATCAATGTTCAGTTTGTCGGTTTTTTTATCCATAGTTATGCTTATTTTATTTGAGCGGCTATCTGGGAATTGAACCCGATTGTTTGGTGTGGAACACCAACGCATCACCGTCAATGCTTTAGCCGCTTAAAACTCTTCTTCAAAATCGTCTATGCCAAGATCCTTTTCAAACTCGTCATCTTCTTCCTCTTCCGCTTGATCAGCCTCTCTCTCTGCCTCATGACATTCGCACTTGCAAGCAGGATCAAAACACAAATAGCAATTTTCATCAAGACATTCTTTTGTGATCATATTTTTTGCAATCGCCGCAAATTTCCTGATCTTTCTTTTTACTCCTTTTCTGTTTATGGCAGACCCTACACACAAACTTCTGCTTCTTGTTTGATGACATTCTTCGGACAAGGACTTGTTAATTTAACGACCTTTATTCTTGTTTGTTTATCCAATGGCATCAGATACTTCATTTTACCACAGCCTACAACTTTCTTTGCGTTCGGATCAAGCTTCTTTCTGATGAATTCAATTGAGCTTGTGTTATAAATACTGTTCAATGTTTGTGTTATAAATGCTGTTCAATGTTCTCCTGTGCCTTAATCTTCCCTTAACGATTATACCTCTGTCTTTGGCACAAATTTTCTCAAACAGCCAACCACCTGCCTGATAAATCTTTCCTTCGTGTCCACGATCAAGATCTGCATAGCTTATAACAAGCTTCAAGCCTGGGTTTGATTTTTTCAAAAGCTTCAAACTTATGGCGACAATTCTGCTAACTGGCGTTTCATGGCTTTGCATCGCAATCCTTGTCAATTCGCAGACTTCTTCCTGCTTCAATCCGTAAGGATCTGCAATGTGTCTGTTCGCCCCAAGAGAAAAGATCACTACCCCCTTGAACTTTCCACTTTCCCAAACTCCAAACTTGACTGACTTTGCTGACGGCATTGATTTTGAATAGTGCCAATGCTCAACTGCGAATTTCGCTGACTCAAATGTTGCAAATGATATTTTAAGATTTGCCGGCATCTTTTGGCTTCATGAATTTCTTTGACTTTGGAAACTGAACTGAAAATCTTTTCCTCCTTTTATTGACCATTTCCCTGATTTCCCGATGAAGAATGTTTTTCTTTTTCGTGTAATCACGAAACTGTTTTTTCTTTTTTATGGCTTTTTTTGTTTTCATAGTTCTCTAATAATTATATCATGAAACTAACTGTCAATCATTTCTTCTGGGGGATAAATTCAGCGCCGCATTCGGGGCATTTTACAGGATTTTTCTGATCAAGCCTCCCCTGATCTTCTGAAGATCCTTCGGGAAAGTTTTTTTCTGCGGCGAAAATATCATCAAGCTCTTTCTCTGAAAAACCGACATCTTGAAGCATTGATTTATCTATTTGTGCCAACAATTCAAGATCCCATTCACCGATATTCTTATTCAATCGCAAATTAAGTTCTTTTTCTTTCTCAAGTTCAGGAATGTTCAGAAAAACAACAGGCACTTCATCAATGCCGAGTTTCTTCGCAATCTTTAATCTTGCGTGGCCGCCAATGACAATGTTCTTTCTTTCCTTCGCCGAATTTACAATCAAGGGATCTACCAAACCAAACCGCCTAACGCTTTCCTCAACATCTTTCAAGACATCTTCTTCAAGCTTTCTCGGATTATAATCGGCAAACTTCAAAGAACTTGCTTTGACATATTCAATTTTAAGATCCGCAATCTGCATTTTATTTGATAAGTTTTTTCAACAGATTGATCGTTGTGTCAAGAGCCAAAATGACACGATCCCTTATCTGATAAACAATAATCTGCAAGGTGTTAATCCTCATTTCCTGATCGGCCTGTCTAATTTTCATTTGTTCAAACTGTAATTCAAACGGCAGAAAATCAGAAGCACCAAAGTTCGCAATCTGTTGCCTTGCCTCAATTAACTTAACTCTTTCTTCAAGAGATCTGTTCAACCTTTCCAATTCAACAACTCTGATTTCAAGAGCTTTCAATTCTGACTGTTTCACAAACCTATCATTTGGATCTTGAGAAACAACGGCAAAAACACTTGAAGCCGAAAAGACAAAGAACAAAAGAGCAAACAAAATCTTTTTCATTTATTTTCTTCTTTATATTTAATGTTTATTTTTTCAATGCCAAAAGTAATGCAAAGCAGTTGCAAAGATTTGACCACCGCATTGACTGCGGCTACCTGCATTTTATCATTGACTGGCAAACCTTCACTGAATTTTATATCAACGACATTGTTTTTCACTTCTTCAATCGGCTTCATGAATTCTTGTGCTTGGATCTTCTCAAACTTCTGCGGCTGTTTCATCAATGCCAAAGCTTGAACAACCTGCTGTGCCAAAAACTTAAAATCATCTTCAGTCTTCCTGAATTTTTTGTCGCTTTCTTCTTTCTGAAGATCCTGCCTTTTGGCAATTTTGATAATCAGGTTTTTGTCTTTTTGAGTAAAGCCTGTTGTTGTCATACTGGTTTCATAAATTCGTTAGGCCGTTTGGTGACAATAATATCACCTTGATTATATTGTCTGCCTTCAAATTCAATCGCTGTCGTGGCAAAGAACTTATCTCTGAATTCAAGCACTGTGTTATGTCGTAATTTAACATCAATAAAATCAGTCAAACCCCACTTTGAAAAAAAGTATTCTTTATCTGACCTCCGGCTTCTGAAAGTCAGATAACGGGGATCAATCCTGCCTGTAAGCTTTGGCTTGTGAATGACAATCGGATCCGGCGAAAAGGCAACAGGAATTCCAAGCTTCTGCAACCCAATGAACCAATCTGAATGTTCATAAGCAACCTTAATGTTTTGATCCCACCTTGCGTCTTTTATGTCTTCAGTTCTTGCCACGAAGAAATTGAAAACCAAATGTGCTTCTTGATAGCGAAGCCCGGAAACTTCACAAACTTGAAGATCCTCCGGCTTAAGAGGGATCTGCTGAAGCAGTCCGTCTTTGATTAAAACCTTCGCCTGATAATCTCTAATCGTCCCGTCTTCCATGATCCTGCCGCCAATCAATGAAAATTCTTTGTGCGTTTCAAGAAACTTAACCATTTTATCAACTTGCGAGATTTTAGTATAAAAGAAATCATCATCACCAATCAAGACATATTTCGTCTTGACCTCGTCAATCAATCTATTTCTCGCAAAACAAACTCCGCTGTCAAAAGGCATCAAATGATACTGAACTTTCCTTGCTTCAAGAAATTTGTGCGTGTCTTTATCATATTCGCCATTCTCTGCGACAAGAATTTTAATACCAGAATAGTTGTCAATCAAAGACTGAACACACTTTCTCGTGTATTCCTGCCTCAAAAAAGAGATCGTGATTGCAGTCAAATTTCTCATTCTTCTTTTATTGCGATTATTCTTGAAACATTCGGATCTTCACTCTTGAATTTTGCCATTCCCTGACCTTGAATAAAATAAATTATCCTAAAACCTCTGGTAATCAGTTTTTTCTGAAATCTAAAGTCATTGATCAGCCTTCGTTCATGATTTTTGAAAACCCTGTTTGATCTGTCAAAAACATTTCTGTATTCGGCACAGATAACTTTCGCATTCTTTGAAGACCAATCAAGAACTATGTTCTCAAGTTTTTCGTCAATCGCATGAAATAGAAACCGACAATAGGCAATATCAAAATGGAATTTGAAATTCCGCAAATCCTTAATATCCTTTTCAAGATAACAAATCACGATCTTATCTCTACCAACCTTCCTAAACTTGACTTTTTTATTTTCCTTGACATATTTATCAATTCCAACACACAAAAATCCTTTCCGAAAGAAAAATTCGCTGTCCCGGCCATTCCCGCACCCAATATCAAGAACAGTCTGGCAATGATTTGTTTTGAAAATATCAAGAACGAACTTCGCAAATGCCGAAGGCGTTCTCAATCTTTTCTTCTCATAAAAACTTTTCCAGTATTCGGTGTTCATATTCTTAAGTTTTTCGGGCTGTGATGCCAACTCCATTCTTTAACAACTTCTCGCCAATCGCCGTATCTTTCCGTCAGATATTCTTCAACCGGGTTTGGCACCGGCATCATCCTGCCAAGAAATTCAATCCTCTTTAATTTTTCAAACAAATGTTTTGAATGATCAAGAAAGACTTGTTTTCCATGATACCAAAGACTGACTGTCATTTTGTCGCCGTCAAGATCATAAAAAAAGAAATCCGTTTTTACTCCGTCCCTTGCAACGGAGATTTCATAACCGCTTCTTTTAGTGCCAAAGATGTGCAAAATTCTGAAACCTCTTTGAGCCAATGCCAATGTCAGCTTATAAGCTTTATCAGATCCGAAAATCCCGATGTCTGTGTCATTGTCATGCGAAATAAAATCATGATCCCTGACAGCTCCCAAACAAGTTCCTGCATCAAGCCACCATTTCATTTTCAACTTGTCTAAAACCCCGGAGATCTCAATTATATTTTGTCTTGCGTTTTCTTTATTCATATTTCAATTTCAATTTCTGCCCTCGGCTTAACTTTGTCAATACCGCCATAAATCATTCTAACATCCGGCATGACATCAACACTGTCATCTGCCAACACGCCGCAATCAACAAAAAGATCCGCAACGCTTTCAAAACGATTGCTCAAATCAAATCTTCTTTTATCTTTCGCAAAAATTGTCATTGCCATTGTGCAATGCAGGATCGGATCTTCAGGAAGGTTTTGATTTTTCAACTGCATTGTGCAATGCAGGATCGGATCTTCAGGAAGGTTTTGATTTTTCAACTGTAAAGATGCGTCTTTGTGCCAATCCCGATGTCTGTTTGACGGCAAAGAAATCGGCCTACCGCCTCGGCAAAATGTCATTCGTGAATTCTTTTTTGAAGGTATTGTTCCTTCAATTGTGATTTTATAAATCATGGCTTTTTCAGGGGCGGGATCAACCGCCCCTTCAGACTGATCACCTCACTTCTTTTTGAAAAACGACGGCTTCTTGACAAAGATCTGAAGCTTCTTTTTCACTGAAGCTCTGCGGACTGGCGGCCTTTTATCTTTTGCCATGCCAACCTCCTTTCATAAAGAT